AGGTCGGTGTAGGGCACGGCGCAGCATGGACAGGTGTTTTATTCCGACGTGAATACAAACATCTTGATGATGTTGTTAAAAAATGTAAACGCTGGATACCGCAATTATTTCCTGACGCAAGATGGTTAGCCAGTAAAGGCGATTACAAGTGGGTATTTAAAACCGGCGAAGAATTACTTTTGCGAACCATGAAAGATGCCGATGATTATTGGAGCTTTCATGGTCACGAATACCCGTGGATTGCATGGGAAGAATTAACCAACTGGCCAACCGATGATTGTTACGAGGTAATGAAGTCTTGTAACCGTTGTTCGGTACCGGGGATACAAAAGAAATATTTGTCAACCGGCAACCCGTTTGGTGCGGGGCATGGTTGGGTTAAAGAATATTTTATCGATATCGGTGCTGAGGGTACCGTTAAGGTTGATGAGCAAGGTAATGCGCGGGTTCGCATTCATATCGATTTAGATGATAACCCGGCAATACTTGAAAACGATCCTGATTACGTAAAATCATTAGACGGTATTAAAAATCCTGAGTTACGCAAAGCATGGCGGGAAGGCGATTGGGATATTGTTGTCGGCGGTTTCTTGCAAGGTATTTGGGATAGAAAAAAACACGTTGTTAAACCGTTTAACATTCCCGCCGACTGGCCAAGATGGCGGGCAGGCGATTGGGGGTTTGCGGCACCGTATTCAATCGGTTGGTACACCATTAGCCCGGACGGTGTTATTTATCGTTACCGTGAATTATACGGTTACGGTGGCAAAGCGAATAAAGGTAGCCGAGAAAGTGCGCCGGATGTTGCCGCGAAAATGTTGGCGCTTGAAAAGATTGAGCGTAAGTCGGGTATCGAGTTTAAAAGAAACCCAATGGATAGCAGCATTTGGAGCAATATCGGTGCTGAAATTACCATTGAAGAGTTATTTAGAAAAGCTGGCGTGCGTTGGGTTAAAACCAATAAAGCAAAAGGCTCTCGCGTTAACGGCGCACAAGTGATTATGAATGCACTTGAAAATGGTCAATTTAAAGTATTCGACACATGCGAACACTGGCTACGCACCGTGCCGGTATTAATGCCTGATTCAAACAATTGGGAGGATGTTGATACCGAAATGGAAGACCATGCATGGGATGAAACGCGCTATTCATTAACGTCACGACATAAAGTGTTAAGTCGTGAAATGAAAAAAGAAGAACCTAAACCTGGTACCTTCGACCACATGATTCAAATTACCGATAAACAGCGTTCAGTCTATTCACTGGACAATTAACTAGGAGCAACAAAAAATGAAAACATTAGTATTAGGTTCAGCAGTGGGTGCCGTAGCAGTGGGTACCGCAGTGGAGTTGACAATAACACCGTTTACCGCAAAACGTAGCGCGCTAGGTATGATTAACGTATCACCTGATTTTAACGGTACTTATATTATTCAAGGTAGCGATGATGGCGTAACATATTCCGATATGTTAACCGTGACAGGTACCAATCAAGAAAACGCAATGGCTGAATTACAAACAAGGCCGTATATGCGCGGCAATATGACGGCATGGACAGCAGGCAGCGCAAGTTCTTTGTTAGCGGCTGGCGTTTAAGTAGCGCATGATGCAAAACAATAATCAGTCTGACGGCTCACAACCAATGGGCGATCAGACTGATAACGCCAATGATGAAGCTAAGCAAAAAGAAAAAGCACTTGTTGAGCATTGGCAGGATTTAATTAAAGCCCGAAAAAAAGATTTAACGGATTACCACGAAGATATAGCGAAAGATAGGTTATATGTTCAAGGTTTTAACAATAAGAATAAGAAAAAACGTACTATGGTTAATTTGGTGTTTTCAACACTGGCCAGTGCGTTACCCAATATTTACGCAAAGAATCCTGAAATTGCAGTCACCCCAGCCGATATGGTTGAGTCGTCGGATTACTCCGACATTAAACCACTAACGCGTACCGGCGAAATTATTGTTAACAAGCAACTGGGCGAGGCAGACTTAAAGCGTCGAGCTAAAGCGGTTGTGCGTGCTGCGTTAACATCAAAGATTGGTTGGATTAAAGCAAGCTATCAACATGATATTGAAACCGATCCACTTATTGAGCGACGCATTAATGATACACAAGATGATTTACAAAGAATTAATGCCTTAATTTGTGAATGTGAAGACGAGCAAGGTCGCGGCGACTTAGAAGCCGAGCAAGAAAAATTACGCTTACTTACTGAAAGCTTAGAGGCAAAAGTGGAAGTGAGTCATGCGGAAGGTACCGTATTAGACCAGGTGCAAAGTGAAGATATGTTGTGGTCTAGCGAAGTGTCGGTGTTTGATGATTATGTTAACGCTGAATGGTTAGCGCAGCGTGTTTGGATGTCGTTCGATAAGTACACCGCAACGTTTGGTCGTGAGCCAAGCGATAAGAGTAAAGTCTTTAACTCAAAACAAAAAGAAGGCGAAGCCAGTATAAACCGCAAAGATTCAAACGCGCGTTACGCCGTATGGGAAATTTGGGATAAAACAACAAGCACTGTTTTAACGCTAACCGAAGGCGAGGAAGAATGGGCAAGAGAACCGTATCAACCTGAAACAAGCGGCGAACGTTTCTACCCGTATTTTGCATTAGCGTTTCATTTAATCGACGGCCAATTTTTACCCTTGTCAACGGTTGAGTTGATTCGAGAATTACAAGACGAGTACAACGATACCCGCGACCAATACCGCGACCATAGAAAGCAGAACGTACCGCATTATCATGTTGCTGCGGATATTGATGAAAAAACAATTAAAAAAGAAACGGTTTCGCAAGTTGGCGAGTACACAATTATTGATACGAATGGTCGGCCACTGAGCGAGTCGTTTAGAGAGTCACCTAAGTTAACGATTGACCCAGCACAATACGACACATCGCAAACCCGTAATGATTTAGAGTTGATGTCCGGGTTAGGGGATGCGGCGCGTGGCAGCATTCGAACCGCTAAAACCGCAACCGAAGCGGATATATTGCAATCAGGTTTAGCCTCACGGTCGGGTGAAATGCAAGATGCAATTGAAGATTGGATTCGCGATATTGCCATTTATATTTTTGAATTGTGTTTGCAAGAAATAGATATCAATAAGGCGCAGCGTTTAGCGGGTAAAGGCGCGCACTGGCCGGAAATGGACAAAGAAGAAATATTCGATTTAGTTCAAATTGAAGTGCGAGCCGGTACCAGTGGCAAGCCCAATAAAATTCAAGAACAAAAGCAATGGTTAGAATTATTGCCGCAGTTAAAAGAATTAATCGAATCGGTTGCAATGTTACGCACTGAAGGTAAAGACGATATGGCCGACGTGTTAGTTAATGTTGCGCGTGAAACGTTACGCCGCTTTGATGAGCGAATGGATGTTGAAGAATATTTACCGCAAGCGACAGAAGAAGATAATGTAACTTCCCCCGAAGATGAAATGGCGATGCAAGAAAAAGCCGATTTAATGCGTAAAGAATTAGAAAAATTGGATGCAGCAATTAATAAAACAAAAGCTGAAACCGAAAAACTGAACGCGGAAACAATCGAGATTGTTGCACCGTTAAATCAAAACGTACCGCAATCTATTCCACAATATTAAGAGGCTGTTATGAGTAAAGCGAATCAAGAATTTAAAGCGTTAGCTGATGAGAATTATGGTGTTGTACAACTGTTAACAGTTCAAAATAGTCACGCAAAAATTACAACCGTTTCGGCTGCGTCTGCAAATGCTGCCTTACCGGGTGATGGTGTAGGTTATCGCGTAACCGCATTGGCTGATGTTTGGTTGCAATGGGGTACCGATAATTCAGTGGTGGCCGATGCAAATGATATGTTATTTTCTCAAGGTACGGAGCCATTACGCTTGCCGAGTACTGCGACGTGGATAGCAGCGCGTGCCGTCGATAATTCGGCGGGTGTTATTGTTGGTATAACTGAATTGCTGGGCGAGCAATAACCAAATGCCAGAAACTAAGCCGCCTGCTAGTATGAATAGCCCTTTAATGAGTGCTTTTACGCAATATTTAGATGGAAGTATACACAGCAACGACCCAACGGCTGCTAATGATAATGTCGCGGTTGCTGCAGTTATCTATAACCCAACTGGCGCATCAACAGGTGCAACAACTGCAAGCGGCGGATTTGATACAGATACGACCGGTGGTACAGTTTATCGTTTTGTTTCAATATCAATAACACAACCTAGTGAAGCGGATTTAATTACTGGTACTGGTGCTATCTTTGCAGACAGTCAAGCAGGTTCTGGAATTGGCGCGCAAACATTTCCAAATTCAACAGGACTTACAACTGGT